TCAGCTCGTTATACCCTGGCTCAACACGGATTGAATTTGACTCAACAAGGGCGTCACCAAACCTTGTTGCAGGTCTGTTCTGACTAACATAGAGCACCTGCTGGTTGATAACCGGCATCGGCACCTGCCGGTTGCTGCCATCTTTAGGTGGCTCTATACCGTAACCTTCGCCAACTGGATTTCCGTCTGGCTCGTATTCAGAGTCAAGGCTGATCGTCTGCAGCGAGTACGGCGGCGCTCCCGTTCTGATAACCGTCAGCTTGTCACCAAATGCCCATGCTCGCATACCGGATACCGATACCGTTCTGTCACGGTCGGCAATACTGCTGCGTCCGAATAGAGTGGTGATCGCACCATCAAGCGTAATGGGTCGCCATTCAAGGCGCACATGCGTATCGCCAAATTCATCTGAGGCCCGGCCACGGATGCCAAGTTCGGGCGTGACATTGTGAACACGCGGATAGCCGTAGTCGTTGCGCAGCGTCCAGCGAGGCGTTATCCGGTTGAAGCGAATTGTCAGTGAGGCAAGCCCTATGCCGCTTGAATCGTAGCCGATACCATCCACATAGCGGGTGTATAGCTTGACGTGCTGAGGCTCAATTCTGGGCGCATCAATGCTGTATCGCTTCTCGATAGACAACTCTCGGATGCGATCCGCCACCATTGGGTATCCCACCCTGGCAGACTCGTAACCGCCTACCCAGTTGTAGTAGCGGCGGGTGTTCTCGATCAGATGTTTATCTGATGCGTAATCATCAAAGCCACCTGGACTAATCACCGCTGCGTCATTGGTAACAACAGACCATGATGAAATGTAGGGCGCTTCCATGCCTTCAATGCGCAGCGGTCGGTAACGCATTGCAACCATGCTGGATTCGTTGATGGTTAGGCCATCAATCCCTTCCGGCAGTATCGGCCTGGCAGCATTAAACACCTGCTGATCACCAATACGGGCAGCGTTCTGCCCTGTGGTTCTCAGGTTCTTTGTCCGGTTCTCTATGGCAGTCCACTGCGGCCAGCGAGGGGGGTTAAGCTGGCTGTCCGGGTCAAAATACATTGCGATGTACTGACGAAGGTTCCAGACTCTACCCTTGCCCCACCGGTCAGCCGGTTGCGCCCACTTCACACTATCAGGCAGAACCGTTTGCAGGCTGTTATATACCAGCGCCTGCCCGTACACGCCACTGAATCCCATCGGATACACAGCCGTGATCGGCGGGATGATACGGGCACCAAACTGGGCAGCATCAAACCCTATCGGCAGCAGGTAGCGCGTACCGCCTACCATGTGACCGGTGGCAAACTCCTCGTAAATGCTTTTGGGGTCAACGTAGCGGTTGGCATTTGAAAGCATCGGCATTCCGTGCCGGTCAAGCTGCGAACCCAGCGCCAACAGGTGGCGGCGTCCGTGCTCTATCAGAAGATTGCCGTGCGCACCCTGATCCTTACCCTCATGCTCAATATGGCGATACCGGAACCAGATTGAAGGCGTGCCATGCAGGTCTGTATTCTTACCGGAGGCAAACAGCGTGCGGATGCGGTGCCAAACAGTAGGGATGCCGGTTAACCCTGCCATGCCAGCCGGCGAGATCGAAGGCGGCTGCGTGACCTTTGCTGCCCCTGTTGCCAGTTGATCTGATCCCCTGCCGTAGACGTACCGGATGCGGAAAGCGATAAACTGAGATGATGGTGTTAACGGCTCGACACCATCAGGAATGATCGAAGGCGTCTTGTTGCTGATACTGGTTTCGCTGGCGGCCGGACCTACAATCCCCACCGCCTCGATGCTTCGTTTATTGCTGCGAACCTCTGCCCAGTCTGAACCTTCAAAGCTGTCGATACCTTCCGGGTATGTGAAGACAGACAGGTTGAACGCTGTTACATCACCAAAGATGCCGGTACCCAGTATGGTGCGCGGGTAAATGAACTGGCGGGGATCAAAGACTTTCGGGTTCCCAATGATCTCGCCAGTCTCGATACCCTCGGCATACGCATACGTTACCCAGTATTCAACGGTCGGGTCGCCCATGCGTGCAGAGTCCCAGCCCGGAGGCCGGGGCGGGAACTGAACAATCGGGCCAACACTGGCGGTGCCATAGATGCTGGGCGGGTAGATCATGCGCGGTGACAAGCTGGGCTTGCCGTACCCGAAGTCATCGATGCCTTTCAGGCTTACAGTCTGGTTGGCGGTGGTGTTGACCACATTGGCCTTGCCAATCCCCAGCAGGCTCGAACCGGAAGGCTTGATGTACTTTACGCCGCCACTAAGGAAGGCGTCTTTGCTGACGTAGCCTGTGTCGAATGCCTTGGCTCGCAGGAATTGCAGCAGGTTGTAGGTTTCGGGTCGGCCGTAACCGGACAGCACTACACCTTTCGGGTAGATCGCTACACCAGCATTCTCGACGGTATGATGAACACCTGGAGCAAACCAGTCCTCACCGACTGGCTGAATCTTGCGGTTGCGGTTGCGAATACCTGGCTCGGGCAGTTCATGGGGCGGGATGCCATCAATGAACAACCGCTCAACGCGGATGATGGCGGTACCGAAGACCTCACCACCCATACCCAGCGGGGCAATGCTCTTGTCTTCGCTGGCCCACAACAACTGAATCGCTTGTGCGGATGGCGGTTCGTAGTTGCCGATCAGGTCGAGCGCAAGGCCGCCACCGTTGTTTTCGGGATCAAAGACGCGTAACCCCATGCCGAACACGAACGGCTCTATACCGGACGGATAGGCCGCCTGAGCTGCATTCTCAACAATGGTAGAACCAAACAGGGCTTGATCACCCATCGCCCCCAGTACAAGCGGCGCACCTGAAAGCGGCAAACTGATCGCCGTGCCTTTGGATGGCTGGTAGTCGTGTACCAGGCTGATATCAACAAAGGAGCCATTGCCGCCTTCGTGTGCAACTGGGATCCTGATCCGAGCAGAATCAAAGCCTGTCGGCCGTATTGATAGCGGCGACTCAACAAGTGCAGTGCCGTATTCATCGGTCATGCCGACTGAGGCACCAGCCACCAGCGGCACACCATCTAAATACAGACCGACGTTCAGGGAGATCGGGGGTGTATAACCGCCTTCAAGTGATAGGCGAACATCACGGCCAATAGACTCGCTGCCGGTGCGCAGACGCCCACCAAAGGTAAGCGAGTTGATACCTTGCCCAGTAACGCCTTGCGCGGCATTCTCGATCTGCGGCTGGCCGTACTGACTGACCGGCCCCAGACCTGCCAGCACCAACGGGGGGCCAGACAGCGCCAACGATAACGCGGTGCCTGGCGGCGGCGCGTAACCGTAGGACAGATCGATCAGTACCGACGCGCCATTACCGCCTGGTGAAGCGACAGGCAAAGGTATGGCGGTACTGTCCCATCCCTGGGGCGCAAGCGTATCAGCCTTGTTGGCTACATGCGTATCTTCACTGAGCGCACTGGTATCACCGGCGGTAACACCGGTGATCAGATAGGTAGCCATTTACGCTACCGACAGTGCATCGTAAATCTGCTTGGCTCGGGTAGCCGATATGTGGTTTTGCAGTATACAAAGCTCACCCAGTAGGCCGGTATAGCCGTTGCTAATAACGCCACTGTCCGGTATCACGCCGCCAATCATGGCTTGGTGGTAGCTGTAACGAGGTCTATTCTCGGGTGGCCGATCTATCAGGATTGAGGTTGTTGTTGTTTCAAACGCAACCTCACCATCCACATAGAGAATAGCGGTACCTTGCAGCTTATCCACCGTCATAGCGTAGTGGTGAATGGCCGTATTGTCAGTGGGCACCATAAATTCGATAGTTTCGGTCGAGCCGCCACACATGATTAGCAGACTAAGCATACCCGTTTCGGTGCGGCGAATGATTAAGCCGTGGTTGAAGCTCTCGGCATTATTCGTCGTCCTCAATAGCTCCTCGAACTTGGTTGGAAGCTCGATCTCCGGTTGAGCCACAAACAGCGCCGTTAAGCCAAACGGGTTGTATAGCGTCGGCGCATCGTAATCAAAACGCACGCCCGAGTTACCATCAAAGCGAACGGTGTTGCCGCCCGATACGATAGAAGGCTGTAGCATCTGCAGCAGGCCGTAACCATACCCTTGGTACCCTGAAATACCTGCCAGGCTCTTAAAGCCATCCTCAATAAGCGGTTCGTTCAGTCGAGCGTAGAAGGATGGGCGCTCGACGTACACCTCTTTCAGATAGCCCGTAAGGCGCGGCTGGGCACCCACCATTAAGGCGTTATACAAGGCTTTGACCTCATCGGCTGTAACGCTGCGTGCATACCAGGTGATCAGCGATATCGGGCCTGTCACGCCCCGGCAATAGCTGGTTGGATCGCCGTTGCTGTATTCGCCAGCAACAGCAATACCGCCAAGATAGCCATAATTGCCGTCTGTTGCGTAATTTTGAGCGGCAGGTTGGCCAGCCATCGATAGCGTTTCGATCAGCTCGCCATCAATGTAGACCTCCAGATTATCGCCATAAGCGGCTGACAGAATGATATGGCGCATACCCGGATAATCTGCCAGCGACACATCGCCAATATTGATGCGGTTGTTGGAGTGCCACAATGATACTGAACGAGATGCGGCGTTTACACAAACACTCAAGTATTTGCCCGCAACATTGTAGAACGCGCATATAACGCTAGGCCCGCCTGTCGATGTGTAGAATTCACCACCGTAATACTGCAGTGACGTACCAATTCCTACCCAGCCAGACGTACTACTGAGGTTGGAAAAGTCTGCAGCGATCTCTAGCGCCGTATGGGCAGGGTTTTTCTGGAAACCAAAGTCACCGAAATTTGGTTTGCTAAAACGCGGGTAGACTGCCATTGTCTGATCTTGAAACAGCGTCACCGGAATGCTAGGGTCGCCGGGGGTGGCTGTCTCCAAAAACAATGGCTTGGATATAGCGCCATGACTTCCATTGCCAGCGTTGCGGATCATGGGTGCTTGGGCTGCAGGGTAATCAATCACGGTGCCGGACAGCGTATCCTCGGTGTAATTGTGGCTGATCTGGCCCTGATAGCACGCCAGAAACCCGATCTCATTGGCAAGGTGTCGCCAGTTGCCGTGATAGGTCGCACCCTGGTAGCCCGGCACGGGGCGTATACGGTCACGGATAACGGCATTCTTGTAGGTTTCGCCGTCCTCGTCCTGCCCGATAACCTGATAGTCGTCAGTCTCCGGGTCGAGTCCGTTAAACACAAACCCGCCGTTCTGGTCGGTAAATTGGCGGCTCACCATCTTGCCGGTGGTGCGGTCCAGCAGCGTTACTGGGAAGTTGGTCTTTGCGATACCGTCCTCGCTGACGATACCAAAGATAGCGCCGTTGCCAGGCTTATGCGGCATGATCGCCTCCGTTCATCTTGGTGTTGCCCATGCAGTCCTCATCCGGCCAGTACCCTTTATCTGCGTGCCACCTGGCATACTTCTCCAGCAGGGTTTCGGCATCCACTTCGCGCACGAAACGCTCGACATACTGGATCGTCCAGCGTTCCGAATCAGCATCAGGCGGGCACGGGCTGCGCTCATGGACGAACATCTGGAACGGCGGCAGTGCGGCCAGTGCCCGCCAGTCAATCACCGGTACCGGATCGTTCATGGTGACAGGTTTTGCTTCGATGCCTTGGGCAGAAACTTTGATCGGTGGAGGCTTCTGGCTCATTCATTCAGCTCCTTAATTCGTTTCTCTACTTTGCGCCTCTCGGCTGGCGTCAGTGATTCCAGCAGGTCGATCACCTTGTCTACCATCCTGATACCGTGCGGATCTTTCTTGCTTGTTCCGGTACCAGTCCAAAGCTCAAGGTTTTCAGGCCGGTTATCGTCTCGCTTGCCGTTTTTGTGGTGGACGCGCTCTGACTTTTTGAGTGGGCGGCCCAGCACTTGCTCCATGACAAGGCGGTGCTCCATGACTTTCTTGCCGTCACGCCTTACCATGATGTATCCACCTGTTGATCGGATCTTGTCTGCAACAACTCTGGCATCAAGCGTGATCTCGGGCTTCTTCATCCCCATCCTTCTTGCCTTACCAGAGCACTTTACAGAGCAATAGGCCCGGGTCTTTCCATGCGGCCTTTCAAACGTGCTGCCACAAACGGCACATACACACGTCTTGTCTTTTGATGTTCCTTTGGCCTTGCATTGAACGCTGCAGTATTTCTGCTGCGCATACTTTGCCTTGAACTCTATGCCGCAGCATTCGCAGCTCTTCAGGTTTTTTCTTGTTGTTGCGTACCAGCATTCTTTGCAGCAATAGGATTGCTCAGCTCTCTTGGGCCGAAATACCTTACCGCAATGACTGCACTCTCTATCAGGCAATGAGCGTAATGCCGCCATAATTGATCCCCCTGTGATTCAAAATCTCAGGTAAATTATATCATTCAGCGGCACTACTGTCCCATGTTAATACACCCTCACACCTTGAATATTTTATTTGTGCCGTTGTCCCAGGTCACTATGCCGAACGTTCGGAATGGCTCGCTACTTCCATTCCCGCCAATTCCATTTGGCAGCTACATATCGCTATGTAGAGCAGACTATCTCTTCAGCCAAGTGCGGCTGCTGTCGCGCGCTTCGGGCCGCTTGGCCCTACTCCCTTTCGGGATAGTCGTTACACCCCGCCCTTTCGGGCCTGGCACGGTATTGTCTCTGTCGAGATGTTCACCGTTTTCACGCGATCCACCCCCAGCCTCAAAGGCCGCAACGGTCTGGGGGGCACCTTTGTTTAGTGGTCTTTCTGACCACACGGGGTAATGTCCCCGCCGTTCGGCGTGATAGGAAGGCCGGTAGCCGTGTCGATATAGGCGATCAACGGGCTGGTACTCTCGGTACCGGTATCGGAATAGATCACGATGGCCTCGATGCTTGCACCGCTCACGCTGGTGAATGTGCAGTCGGCCGCATCGGCAGCGCCGCCGGTAGTGGCCTTGTTGGTCAGCGTTACCGGGCCTGCAATGCGAGCAGAGGTCGGAATGTCAGATAGGTACTGGTGAACGGCGGTCTGAGGCGTGTAGGCACCGGTATCCACCAGAATGCACTTGATGGTATCGGTCATCCAGTTGATCTGCGCCTCAAGGAAGCGCTGGCGTGCAAAGTCGAATAGCGTATTAGCCATGTTGTTAAACTCCTGCCGCGAGGCATGATGGTTGAGCGCTGGGCGCTGTTATGGAACGGACAGGCTGATTATCTTGGCGGGGTGGTGTAGGGGGTATCTCTACAGGGGGGTTCGGCGTCCTTGCCGCTATCGAAGCTCTACCCAGCTATCAATGCCAGGGGAGGCGTACACAATGTAAGTTGCCCCGGGCGGTATGATGCCGAACACGGAGCCCTGTGACTGCGCCTCTTGGCTGGCCTCTTTCTGAACCACCATGCCGGATATGGTCAGCTGGATGCTGCCGGCGCCGGTGGTTCTGACCGCCGCCACGGTAATCGGGCGTCCCGTGCCGTTGTTGTACGGCGTTCCGGCTACCCTGGTGGCGGTCAGATCCTGCCAAGACTGGTCTACACCAACCGCCACTACGTCCGGGTTGATGCTCTCCAGCTTGGCCTTGTCGTCGTCGGTGTAATCGTTGGTGGACAAAGACTTTCCCTGCTCCTTGTCCACCTTGCCGTCAAACAGGGCTTTGATGTCCGCACCAATGGCTTGCGCAAGCGCGGTAATGCGCACTGACAGGCTCATGGTGTGACCCTGTGGTTAAACGGCGGTCTTGGCGGCGGTGTAGTCCGCGGCGAAATCGTGTTCCGGATCCCCAACACCAATGTTGGCGCAGGCTGTCTGCTTCTGAATGGCAGTCAGCGTCTGGGTTTCGTCAAAGCGCACCCGGTTGTTCAGGGAGGTCGCCACGGTGGTCGCAAACGTGGGATCGTTACCCAGGGCGTCCTGCAGCTCCTTGAACGTATCCAGTGCTGCACTGGCGCCACCGATCAGGTCAGTCTTGACCGCCGCCTTGGCCGCCTCGATGGTCGCCTCGATCTTGCTGGCAGACCACGTAACATCAGCCGCGTTCAGCTCCGTAGAGGCGTCGTCGATCAGGCTGTTGGTGAGCGTGTGTAGCTCGGTGAGCGCGGCAGCCAGGCTATTTTTTGCGGTGGTCGGCAGACTGGCCAGATCACCGATATTGGCGGTCAGTAGCTTTACATCAGCGCCAATGGCCTGAGCCAGCGCAATAATCTTCGTTTCCATAGACATAGGTTGTTACCCCTTTGACAGTACGTAGTAGGCAACGGGATCGGGTATCAGATCATCCAATACGTGGAGCCCGTCAGGTTTTCGGGTTATTCGGTTTTTCAGGTCGCCACTGATTTTCACCTCCCCCATCGGTCCCATCGGCCCCTGGGCGCCTCTCGGGCCTTGCTGGGCCGCAGTTTCCACAACGGTAGCCGGCTCGGTGTCGATCAACACAACGGCTGGCTCGCCGTCCACCAAAACCTGCTCGGTGGTGGTCTCGATCAGCACGGGCGCATCGTCGGCGCCTATGCTTTGCAGCTCACTGACGGTTTCGATCAGCGTCTGTGATTCCAGAACTTCCAGCAGTTCCGGCGTGGTCATCGCGTCACTTCCCTGGACAACGTAACGTCACCGGCCAGAATCCGGGTGACATCGCCATCCGGAGCAATCAGCTCAAGGTCATACACCGCGCTCTCGAAGTTGAAGCCTGCAGTGTCCTCGGCGGATATGTAGAGGGTGAATTGCCCCGGCTCGTCGCCTATCAGGATCCCGCCGTTCTCCGTGGTCAGCTCGTGAATCATAGTCTCAGCTTCCAGCGTCTCCCGGATTTGCATCCGGGCGCTGTAGCCGGTCAGGTCAACCGGCTGCCCTGCCGCCTTCCATGTGAACGGCTTGCGGAGCGTGGCGCCCTGGTCGATCTTGAGTTTGTATTTCACTGCTGGCATCGGTAGTCCTCACAATTACGGCCAGTAGCCCTTCACGGTATGCGCCACGTCTTCCCGGGTAATGCGCCTCAGATCCGCATCCGGCCTGTCTCCGAAGTAGCCGGTAAACAGCGCCAGCGCCTGCCCTGCCCGGCTTTGATCGAAGGTTTCCGCGTCCGGGATGCTGAATACCCGGTGCATTACCCACTGGTACAGGTGGCGGTGGTGAGCGGCGTTGATTTCCGGCTCGTCGTCGTTGCCCTCCATGGGCGTCATGGGCAGCCGGTAGCCTTCCAGCAACACAACGCCATCGTTGAGGGGCGCTGGTACCAGTCGCAGCTGCTTGTCGGTCTGGATGGCGTACTCAGGATCGCCCTGCTCGTCCCGCCACTGCGGCCAGACATCATCCAGTTCTTCGGTGGATGACAATCGCAGCGGTGCCCGCCTGGGCTCTCCGTCACGCTTGAACGCCAGGTGGTCGATCTCATACAGGGCCGGATGGAGCTTGCACACGGTCTGGCCTGCCTTCACGGCAATGGTGCAGACCGCCGGGCTCGCGCTCTCATGGATCAGGCGGCCTCGTACAGCCGCCTCGTCCACGGCTTCGTTGAACAGCGTGATCAGGTCGGAATCCTCGACAAAGTACGGCTCAACGGTATCGTGAGCCGCTACACGGTACTGACGGATCAGCTCGGCCAGGGTCATACGACACCAAACTGATCAACGTAACCGGCAACCTCCTCGCGCAGATTCTCGACGGAGCGGCGCTTGTTCAGTGTTTGCTGGTAACGGGTAAAAGCGAACTCGGCCAGTGCATCCTTGTCCATCACCATTACCTGGTCGATGATGCCTTGGCGGTTTTCAAGAGCGGACTGCTCCTCGTCCTGCCGGGCCTGAGATTCGGCCAACAGCTCGGCGGTATCGTCCTTATCAGGCACATTACCCTCGCCACCCAGCTTGGCCTCGGCAAACAGGTCGTTGTGGCGCAACAGCTTACGGGCCAGCTCTACCGGCACGCTGCGGATCTGCCCCGGCTTGAACGTCAGACCAGACTTGTATCGGCGCTCGATCCATTCATCACGCGGCCCGATAAATTCAATCGGTACGGTTGGTTTGCTCATGCTGTACCTCGAAAAGAAGGCGGCGCTATGGCCGCCTATGGCATCAACGTGGACCGGTCAGCTCGCCGGTCACGACTACATGCAGCTCACTCGCCTTGGCGTTGTTGGCAGTGCCAACGGTCAGCACCAGACGGGCAGGCTTGGGCAGTGTCACCAGTTTGGAGCCAGCGGCACGCAAGCGGCCAGCGGTCGCAACGTCAGCGGCAGACAAGAAGTAAGTTGCATCCTGCGGCACTTCGGTTGAATCCACTCCATCCTCGTAGACAAAGCCCAGGCTACCCGTCACCGTGGCGGTCATGCCGGTGGTAACGAACAGGGAGGCATCATCAAGACGCATACCTTCCGGCAGAATACCCAGATCCACCACATCGCCAGCAGCCAGAGCGGCGGCTGAATCGGAGTTCAGAGCCGCGCCGGTGGCGTCAGTCTTGAGCGCATAGGTTAGCGCCGTGGTGTTACCGTAGGGCGTGAAACCACCAAACTGGCGGTTGTGGTACTGTTTGATCGCTACTTTAGCCATCGTAATCTCCTGATCTTTCGCATACATGGCGGCCATTAAGACCGCCCGCTGGCATTACTTGCGAGCGCCGATGATCGGCACAGCAGTATCAATGGCGGTCACACCGTAGTCGGTGATCTCCTTGCCTTCGCCGGTATCCACCTCGAAACGAATCTTGGATACGCCACGGATAGCGCCCAGCAGCAGCTCAACCTTATCGCCGTGATCCAGCTCTTTCTCAGACCAGAAGAACGGGATTGAGGACTGCTTGTGTGCCGCCAGTGCTTCGGCAACCGCCTGACCGCCCAGCAGCAGCGCACGATCCACTGCGAAGCTGGTACCGAAAGTATCCGGCACCACGCACGCGCTTTCCTGCTCACTGTCACGCGCCGCGCAATACTTGATGGTATCGCCAGCGTAGAAGCGGATCGGCTTCGGCATCTTCACGATCAGCACGCCATTCCAAAGACCGGCTTCACCCAGGAACAGCGGGTGCTGGTTCGCTTGGTTGGCACGGGCCATAGAGGATGCCTGCAACTGACGGAAGCTCGGATCAGTCGCAAAGGAGCTGTACTGAGCCGGGGATACCAGCATTACACGCAGCGGGGAGTCGTCTGCAGCCTTGTCGCCTTCAAACTTCACCACCGGAGGCGGCAGTGCGATCTGATCCATCACGGTACGCACGGAGTCGATCACGTCCATATTCATCAGGTCGCCGGTGGTCAGATCCACCGCACCCGCATTGACGCCGAACTCCTTAATTGCGCCGTTGTCGGCAATGAAGTGGCGGTTCTTGGTCGGCGCCTTGACCTGGTTCACCATGATGGATGCGAAATCCGCGTCCTTGTCGGTCGGTACCACCCACTCGATGTTGTTGTGGTAGCCACGCGCACCCGCCATATGAACCAGCAAGGACTGGTCGATATAGCGATCCATCAGGTTCTGCGCTGCCGGTCGTCCCAGCGAGCGGAACTCAACGGGGGAGCGGATGCTAGTCATAGCATCGCCCAGATCCAGGGGGAAGCGTGCCTGGTCCACACGCAAGCGATCTTCGCTGATACTCAGGCCAGTACCACGGCCCTCAGCGTAGCGGCTGCCCATGATCGGCTTGGCACCAACAGGGTTCAGCAGGTGGAACGTCACCTCATCACCACGGCCCTTGCCAAGATCCTGACAACGCACAATCGGCATGTGCTGGCTGGTCTGTTTACGCAGCGTAGCCTCTGCACCGGCCTGACCCTTCGGCATTTTGCCGGTGAGTCGGTTCAGCGTAGTGTTTCGCTGCATGTGAGTTGCAAACAGACCGGCAGCCTGCTGCACCATGTTTTTTGGATCGCCGTATTTGGCGTGTGTCTTATTAGCAGACATGCTGCCCTCCTGGGGTCATCAAATGAGTCGGTTCAGTAGGGACTCAATCTGATCGGGCGACATATCTTGCATTCGCTCAAGCAAATCAGTCCCTTCAAGGTTCGCCACCTGCTCCTCCAGAGTCGCCCCGCTTGCGCGTCCACCCGGTATATCGGACAGACTAACAGGGGGTTCCTGCTTGGCGGATTCGGCGGCCTGCCTTGCTTTGGCTCGGATATCTTCGGCCGATTGTGCCTTTCCAGTGGCTTGCTTAAAGGCGGTGAACACATCAACGACTTGTTGGGCGCTACCGGTATTCAAGACAGTCTCGATCCCGAGCTTTACATGGGCAGGCTGTGTGGCTACCCACTCGCCCAGCTCCTTGCTCTCGATGATCGAATCAGCATCAGGGTGAACAGCATAGATTGCGTCATAGTGCGCTTTCGCCGCTGCTTCACGGGTCTGTTGCTCAGTCATTTGTTGCGCCTGCTGTTGCATACGCTGGTCGATGAGCTTTAGTACACCCTTCGCCAGATCCTCCTCGGAGAAGTCCCCGAAGATATCTGGATCGATACCCTGGTCGATGGCTTCTTGCGCGATTGCCGCGTTCTGGTCTGTGACGGTCGGTGCTTCGCCTGCATCCGCTCGGGTCTGGGCCTGCTCGCGTAGCTTATCCAGCTCTGCGGCTGCCGCTTCTGCCTGCGCCTTCCAGTGTCGTTCACCTTCTCGCGCCTCAACCAGCTTTTCATACGGAATCGTATGCTTGCCATCCTTCGCCAGTAGTACCGGCTCCGGCTCTGCCTGTGCTTCCTGTCCTGCCTCGCTGCTATCACCTGCACCTTGGTCAGCAACATCTGCCTGCTCAGTGGGAGCGTCGGGCGCCTCGCTCACCGTTTCCGGCATGGTGCCGGTATCGCCCTCCAGCCCAAATTCAAGCATTTGAGCCGCCTGTTCTGGCGTGATGTTTTCTGCATCAAGATTCTGGAAAAACTCGTCTTGGTTTACTGTCATTACCTTTTCCCGCCACATATCGCCGTGGCCGCATAGGGTTCAGGGGGGTGTGGGCAGTTGCCCATTGCCTTTCGGCGCAGAGTGAGAATATGAGTAGGGTTGAAATGGCTCCAACCCTACAGGGGGGCGCATCCCTGCGCTGCGTGGCTTATGCGGGTAGGTTATCGTCCGTGACCGGGGTTTCGATGCCGCGCATCCCACGCTCAGCCTCTTGCGGTACCGGTGGGAAGCCGGGGCTTGTGTTGGCACGGGCATTCATCATGGCGGGGTCGAGTTCAGTGGGTACCGGCTCCTCGGTCGGCATCGTCTCGGCTGGCATACCCTGATCCATCGGCATGTCCGGCTGGCCAGGCACCGGGTAGTTGGGATCAACGCCTGCCGGATTCGGCATCTGGTAGCCTGCGCCCTTCATCACCTCGTCAGCTATCGGGGCGACCTGCGGCATCTGCGCGATCTGTGCGCCTGCCTGCATTGCAGAGAATGCGGCTTGAACGCCGATTTGTACCGCCTTGGCGTCCAGGTTCTTCATTTCACTGTCGGCCTTGCGCTCCTTGATCACCAGCTCACGCTCCTTCAACTCCATGCCTGCTTCGGTCAATGCCTTCTTCACGGCCTCCTGCGTCTGCTTCTCGACCTCCTCCGGTGTCGGCATCTGCTGCACCTTACGGATTGCCTCTACTACGTCCTGTTTGTACGGCACATCCATCAGCGACACCATGAACGGCATCACGGCGGCCTGATACTCAGGCGGCAGCGACTTCACGGCCTCGGACATAGCGGCCAACTGCTGCGAGCGGTAGCTGCTGCTGCTCGGCACATCCTCAAGCGCCACCTTGAGTCGAGTGCGCTGCAGATCGTTGGACAGGTAGGTAACGCCGGTTGCCGGGTCCACCTCCGGCTTGTTGATCACCACGGTGCGATCCTCGCGCACTGCGTCCCCTTCGATGATCACGGTCTGCGGCTGGTCCCCCAAATCCTCAATGATAAGCGCCATCAGCAGGTTGCCGACTTGTGTTCGGCCATCCCTGAAATTGTCCATGATGCGCTCCAGACCCTGATTACTCTGCTCTACCTGCGTCTGCTCCTGCAGACCGGAAGTTGCCGTGCCTTGCTTACCCATGAAACCCGCTGTGATATTGCTCACTCGCTCAATGGCCTGCCGGTTGTCGTTGAGCATCTGGAAATGCTGGTCGGACAGCTGATAGTCACGCTTGACCTCGAACCGGGCGCCAGGCTGCGCCATGTGCGTTGCATCCAGCACAATATCGGCATCCGGCCGTGCCACCTGTTTGCGCAACTGGGCATCGGTCATGGCAACAGCGCCTTTGGTGCGCTCAACCCGGGCTACACTCATACCCCAACGCAGCTTACTCAATCCGCTGTTCAGGCTGTCCTGGGCGTACTTCATGCCCCGAACGTAGCCGTATGGCACGCCGGTACCATCTTCACGGAAGCCCCAGAATGGGACATACGGAAACTGCCGGTGCGGATAGGGACTCGGCCCATCATCCAGCATATGCGGCCCGAGCCAGTAGCTACGGCGCACCCGTGCAACGATCGCTTTCACCACCTTGGCTGCACCACTGGCAACGGCAACGGCATGGTTCAGGTTGTTCTCGTCATACTCAACGGCCCTGCCGTCCGGGGTTTTGATGACCGGCACAGACACCCAACGGCGGTACCAGACCTCAGCCAGACACATTTCCTTGCTGCTCTGGTCGTACCATCGCTGTTCGTGGTGCGTCCATGCCCTCGCCTGATTCCATGCGTTCTGCAGCCCGGTACTTGTGCCGCCCTCAATCGTGGCCGTACTGCTATCTGCCCACCAGTCGCCACCATGAACGCCCATCGCCTCGATCAGCTCGGCATGATCCGGGAACGCCAGTGCGATACGGTCAGCGGTCAGCCACCGTTGGCGGCACAGCCATCTTGCATCGGACAGATCCGGCTCCTTGGCCTTCATATCCCAGTGGATCTCGTTGCGGTGGACGGCTGCGCATCGATACGGGTATTTGAACGGGTCTTTCTCCCGGCGCACTTCAACCCAACCAATACCGGCAGCAACCTGGGGCCGAAACGCATCAGAACAGGCACGGTCAGCCTTGGATTCGCGCTCAGCCTGGTTCAGCTTGTAGTTCAGAGCGTCTGCTACATCCTGTCCGCCAGTCTCGCCGTTGGGTGTCACGCGCCAGTCGGTGCGGGTGCTGGCCTCAAAACCCTGGATTGATAGCAATGCCGGGCCGATCAGATCCTCGATTGCCGGTGGAATACCCAGCTCGGCTTGGCGCCTTAGAAGTTCGCTGTCCAGCTGGTTGCCGTCAGCGTAATCCATCTCCTTGTCGGCCACTGATCGCCAGTGCGGTTGTTCCTCGATCTCGGCAAACAGGTCGCTGTACTCCTCGAACGTCAGCGTTCCGCCTGCCTTGTCCTGCTCTACACCCTTCGGTTTGGTGTCTGGTCGTTGCATTGTCGTCATCCTCATAGCCGCCAGTCAGGTGCCTCGGCTTCTTCATAATCAATGACTGCGTGTTGCAGCATGTTCAGCTCCTTCGCCTGCGCCCACTGCCGGAAAGCGTCTGCGCCCTCGGTGCAGCCGTTGCTCTTGTCTGGTTGGTCGATGTACCGGTTGTCGGTGCGGCTAAATCGCTTGCGGTACCCTTCAAGCCGCGAAATCCCTTCCGCACACTGCAGTTCGTCAATGAAACAGCCCTTCATGTGCTTGCGGGTCGCATAGATACCGGTCATCAGCTCCGTTACCCTGGGCACAATGACGAAGCGCTCTCCTGGCATCAGCTCCTGCAGCTGCTCCCGGGTCGATTTGTTGTAGTCAGACAGTCGCTTGTGATCAGCGTCATGGGGTAGATAGTGGGTACCGAACAGAAAGCCTCGCTCGCGCAGGTGGGCAACATAGTGCCTCAAGTCCTCATCGTGGGCCTCGTAGTAGCCGATAAAGCGATCCTCGCCCCTCAGTTCCTGATGGAACCAGATCGCACAGCCGTCACTGCGACCAATGTCCCAGAACGTGTTAACCGGAAGATCCAACGCTGGCACACGGGTGATACCGCCACGCTTGCGCAGTTGCAGCATATCCTTGGCGTAGTAGTTGCCCTCGGTGGACACCTGGAAGGCTTCGGCCGGGAAAGACGGATACTCCTGCCACATCTTCTCATCGGCGCCACTGAAGTCGGCTTGCTTGGTGGCCGTGTACCAGGCTCGCTGGTCGGGGTCGATAGTGACCTGCTGCCCCATATCCTCTGCAACGCGCAGCTCAACCTGGTCGAAGTAAGCGTGATCCTCGGGTGTCATCAACACCTTTCGGGAGTCCATACGGTATCGCGGCTCCATCCACCAAGCGTAAAAGTGCAGTCGGTAGTCACGGCTGGTCAGTAGCTTGCGGCTTGCGTGATTCTTCTCGGCAACGCTCACCATCTTGAAGAATTCGCCCTCTCGACCTTCGGCGGTGGACTCGATCACGGTCACGCCGGTCAGCGGCACGGCCGGTATGGAACCAGTGATCACTTCCTTGGCCTTATCGGGGTACTTTGCACAGATCTTGCCGAACTCAGAGATATGGAGCCGGTGAATGGTGCCGGATCGCATTGATGTACCCACTCGGACGCTGCTGTTGTTGTGTGCAAACAGCAATTCAACGGCGCTATCACGGGCCAGCGGGAATCGGGCACGGATCTCGTCAGGCAGGTTTTCGTAGGCGAATTTGACCTTATCGCGGAATATGGTTTCCACGGCTTCGCGGTCCTGGGCGATGATGCCGCAACGCTGGTTGCCATTGAATAACGCGTGATCCAGCCAGACCACAGCAATCAGGGTCGTGAACCCCAACTGTCGTGCTTTCAGGATCAGGTTTCGGTGCCAGAGTCGGCGAATAAAACGGCACTGGGCGGCATTGGGCTTAAATGGCAGCACAAACGATTCACTGCCCTCGTCATCACCTTTGACCATGATCTTGTACAGACAGCCCGAGAACAGTCGCCACTCGGGATCAGCCAGGCATCGGGCCAACTCCTCTGCATCAGTCGGCAACTCAATTAACGGCTCATCGATCACGGCGGCGTCAGTCGTCATGCTCACCTCTGCTGATCGCCAGGCTGCTGCCGGTCGGCTCCGGTGGCAGCTCGGGGTCATCGGTGATCGGCATGAATGCGCTGTTGCTCTGCTTTGCGATACCGTTCAGCAAGGTGGTCAGACCATCGGCCGGGGCGGTGTCCTTGTCATCCATGCCAAAAGCCTGCCGCTCAAGCCCGATAAGTACTCGCAGGGACTCGCCCAAGTCCTTCATCGTCTTGGCACGTTGAGGAAGAGAAATGACTTTGTGATACAAATCATTCAGCTTGTCTACGCCGCGCTCATCTTCATCACGCATGATCGTTCCAAGCTGCTCCAGTAGCGCAACCTGCTCTGCGACAGTCTGTTGCTCCAACTCTTCCAGCAATGACATTGTGATTGCCCGGGAGCGGCGGATATCGCCCCGATGAGCAATCTTTACCTGGGCAACGGCAGAAGCATTGGCCTCAATGGTTTCGCGTTCGGAAATGCCGGATTCCGTGCGTACCTCGGTGCGTACCTCACTCTTGCGTACCAACTCATCCGCTTTGCTTTGGATCTTCTGGGCAAGGTCTCGGGTCCAGCCATCACGCTTGGCACGCTTGCGTATAGCGCCTTCGGATATGCCGTGTTCAGCGGCAATCTCACGCAGACTCTTCACACCAGCCCGATAATCAAGCTCGATGCGCTCCCAGTCATGCGTCTTTCGTTTGGTTTTTGTGGTGATGGGCTTATCGCCCTGCTTTGAAATGGTCATGCCGAGAATGATCCCGGCATGATGATAGAGGGTCGAACTCTACAGGAGGGGATTAACTGGCGATGGGTAAATCAGCCTGTGCAATTATGCGCTCAAGCTGACGGAGCCGGGCCGAAAGTTCAGCATTTGCGAAGACTGCCGCATTACCCAAGTCAATTTGGGCGGCTTGCATCGCCCTGCCACCCAGCATGGCACCTAAGGTCCGTGCTTCACGGGGCGTCAGGTGCAACACTTCATCACCAATATCCAGCACAACCGTGCCATCAGGCAATTCCGTGTGGCTGATCTGGCGTGCCGGCGGGTGCTGAGCCACTGGCACGAATACGCCACGCTGTACTCGCACAATGCGCTCATCTGCTACTAAGGCTTTCAGACGATCGTCAATCACACTCAGCTTCAACCCCGTATGATTCGCCAGTGTTTCTCGGGTAACGATCTGCTCCATGCGGTGTAGATCTTCAACGGCTTCCAGTACCAGTTGCTTGTTCGTCTTTATCATGCCGTTATTCATGAGTCATGCTCTCCACTGCTTTGATCAACCCCAGTTTGCCCTGGGCACACTCCCGGTACATCCCTGCCAGCTCCACATCAGCCAACACCAACTCCCCCATCTCAATCAGCCCGTCCGGCCGGGTCGGGATCATCGGCATCGGTGGGCACGGGGCCATCAGCGCGGAGTCGATCGTTACCGGCGCGTCTTGCCTCATTGAGCAACCGGCTGCCGTCAGCAGGCACAACACAATCGATATAGACCGGATCACGGATCACCTCCCGGCGGGTGCGCTGGTAAATAGTGCGGTTCTCGATGCGGATTTGACTGATGGCTTCCTGGGTCTGCTTCGCCATCTCAGTCAG